GATACAAACATTGATAGCAGGACTGCCTTTCAGGTGAACGCGGTTTATTCTGCGGTGTCTTTGATTGCTGACACGATTAGTACGTTGCCGTTGGATGCTTCCATCCGTGTTGATGGGCAGAGGCGGTCGTTTCGCCCCAAGCCTGCCTGGGTGGAAAAACCGGACATTGCTTTACCTCGCACAGCGTTTTGGAACTCTGTCATTGTGTCTTTGCTTTTGGATGGGAACCTTTTTGTTCGTGTGTTTGCGAATGCGCGTGGGGAGGTGGCGAACCTTGTTGTGTTGAATCCGCGAACGGTGACGGTGAAACGTAACGGTTCAGGGTCGCTCACTTTTACTGTGGAGGGTGAGGATGCACCTCTTTCGCAGGAGGACATGATTTTTGTGCCGGATGTTTTGCGTCCTGGTACTGTGCGTGGCGTTTCGCGCGTAGAGGCGTTGAAGGAAAACTTTGGGTTGGCGTTGGCGTTGGAAAAGTTTGCGGCTACGTTCTTTGGGCAGGGCACGAACCTTGCCGGGGTGATTGAGTACCCAGGAAATTTGAGCGCTGAGCAGGCCGAAAATTTGCGTAGCGGCTTCGATTCGAAACATAAGGGTTGGCGTAGGGGGCACCGTACAGGTGTTCTTAGTGGTGGTGCGACGTTCAAAACTACACAGGTTGACCCTGAAAGCTCGCAGGCGATTGATGCGCGCAGGTTGGCTGTGGAGGATATTGCGCGGGCGTTCAACATCCCTGCCCATTTGCTGAACATTCCTGGGACAACAACTTATGCAAGCGTGGAGGCTTCAGGGTTGCAGTTCATCACACACACTTTGCGCCCTATCGTACAAAAGTTGGAGGATGCGTTCTCTCCCCTAATGGCGCGTTATGCGGGCGGTGAAACGGCGTTTATCAAGTTCAATTTGGATGGGTTGGCGCGGGCTGACTTGGCTAGCCGGATGAGCGCTTACAGTACGGGGCTGCAGGCGGGCTTCCTCACTATCAACGACGTGCGCCGGTTGGAGGACTTATCAGACATTGATGATGCTGCCGCTTCGTCTGTGCGGGTGCCTTTGGCTAACGTAAACATTGATGCAGCAGATTTGGTTGCGGATGAGCGTCGAGTGAAAATGGCGCAGGTTTTGGTGTTGTCTGGGTTTGATCCTGCACAGGCTTTGGCGGCTGTCGGTTTGGATCCGATCGCGCACACAGGTTTGGCTTCTTCACAGTTGCAACCGGTTTCGCAGATTGACCCTGATAACCCTGATGATGTTTATGAGGTGCAGTGATGGTGCAGGATGTTGTGGCACCGTCGTGGGTGCGGGCGATTGCTAGGGGTGCCGTGGATGTTTCCCCTGAGGTTGTGGCGGTTGCTAACGGTAACGTGACACCGGCTATGTGGGTGTTTGTGCGTGATGTTGTTTCGGTGCCTGGTGCGTCGTTGTGGGGTGTGGTGTTGTCGGAGAGAACCCGTGAACGTTTGCATAAATATGCGGATGAGCGTGTTGATATGATTGTGGAAGAAAACGAAGGTAGAGCGAAAGGCGATGCTTTGAGCAAGATGGAAACCCGAATTGTTGAGGTTGACGAGTTCGAAATTCGTGAGGATGCGGATGGAATGCATTTGGAGGGTTATGCTGCGTTGTTCAATTCGCGTAGTGAAAACCTGGGCGGGTTTACGGAGACTATTCAGCCTGGCGCTTTTCGTGCATCGTTGAAGGCTCGCAACGATATCAAGTTTTTGTGGAATCATGATACTGGTGCAGTGTTGGGTTCGACACGGGCGGGGACTATGGTTTTGTCTGAGGATGAGCGTGGCCTGAAGGTGACCGCTACTTTGCCTAATACTTCTCACGGGCGGGACGCTCGGGAGCTTATTAGCCGTCGCGATGTTTCTGCATTCAGTTTTGGTTTTTCTATGCCAACACGGGGCGGCGATTCTTGGAACACTGAGGGGAACGAGCGCTTGCTGAAGTCTGTCCGTTTGCATGAGGTGTCTTTGGTGGCGTTCCCTGCGTACCCTGAGACGGCTGGCACTGCTACGGTGCGCGGTCTGGATAAAATTGCGAAACGTGCTGAGGTTGATGCGGATGCTTTGGCTGATGCGTTGCTGAAGATTGAGAACGGCGACGACATTAGTGCAGACGATCGCACTCTGTTGGAGAAGGTTCTTTCAGAGTTGGCACCAACCCCTGAACCGGTTGTTGTTGATGATGAGCATGGGAAGGCTATGTTGTTGTTGAAGAAGAAGAAGCTGCAATTATTGATGGGGGCGTAATGGCTAGTCATGCTGAAGTAAAGAAAACCATTTTGAGTGTTGCGGGTAACCCGTCGTCTGGCGCAATTTTTGCGTTAGCTGATGAGTGGGCTCGCGCGATTGTCGCGCTCGATGTTGAGCCGGTGAAGGAAACCCGCGTGGTTGAGGCTGCTGAGAAGCGGTAGAAGCGGGTAACCCCTACCGTCCACACCCTTTCGACGGTAGGGGTTTTCTTTGCCCTAAAATAGGTTTGGGGCTGGATGGTTTCGACGGCAAGATAAAACCCGTGAGGGCAACTTGTCGGACTGGGGTTCGACTCCCCACAGCTCCACGGAGCGCATGACAACCTGTGAGATAAAATTGTGGTATCGGATGTGCGTCAACGCTGCCGATAGTGGTTTGTGTCAACACGACCGCGTAATCTAATTCATTTTCTATAAAGGAGAACGTAGTATGTCTGAGTTTGTTAAGCGTCAGCAAGAGCTGAAAGCTAACCTCACCATGCAGATTCGTGACGTCATTGACGGTGCCGAGTCTGAAGGTCGCGGGTTAGACCAGGCCGAACTGACCAAAATTGATCGTATTGAGGCTGACATTGATTCGGCTGCCCGTTCCATCGATGTTGCTTCGAAGTCTGAAGAACGCGCTTTGGAAGTTGCGGAAGCTTCTCGCGGGTTCAAACCTGTTGAGGAAGCGGCTGTTGGTTCTGCCGACATTTTCCGCGCAATGGCTCGCGGTGAAGTGCGCGAACACATGTTCAGCAATGCTGAGAAGCGCGCGCTTGTTTCGACTGCTGACACTGTGCCTGTCAACTTCCTGGATCGCGTGTATGCGCTGGCTAAACTGGTTGGGCCTTACCTGGAAACGTCTGAAGTGTTTGTGCGCGATTCCGGTGCAGACCTTCGCATCCCTGTGATGACTGGTTACAGCACCGCCGCCGAGGTTACTGAGGGTTCAGCGATTGCCGAATCTAACGCAACCTATAGCAGCCTGTTGCTCAACCCCACGAAGCAGGCGTTCATTTCTCAGCTAAGCAATGAGCTGGTTATGGATGCAGGTTTCGATGTGGAAGCTAACCTGGTCGAGCAGGCCGGTGTTGCGATTGGTACTCGCGCGAACACGGTGATTCATGCTGCGGTTATTGCTGCTGCTGGTTCCGGTGTGACTGCTGGAACCACGAACGCTATCACCGCTGATGAGCTGATTACGCTCGCGTATTCGGTTGACGGTATGGCCCGTATGCTTCCTGGTGCCGCGTTTATGGTGAACACTTCCACACTGGGTGCGATTCGTCGCTTGAAGGATGATGCTGGCGCATACATTCTTGACCCTGTTGTTGGTGGCCCTGACCGTATTCTTGGTTACCCTGTGATCGAGAACCCTGCCGTGGCGAACATTGCTACGGGAAACAAAGCGGTTCTCTTTGGTCACTGGCCTTCCGTGAAAGTTGCGACTACAGGGTTGACTACCACAGTCAGCGTGGAAGCATATTTCGCTAACGATGTTACCGGTTACCGTTTCGTTTACCGCCTCGCTGCGGGTGTCGCTAACGGTGCGGCTCACATCAAAACCCTGACGCTTGCATAAGCTCTAGGTTCCTAAGCTGGAAACCCTCGTCGTGTTGTAGGTTCACGGCGGGGGTTTTCGCTATTATGAAGTCATGCCTACTTTTGAGAAACTTTCTGGACTGATTTCGTTAGCGTCTAATACACCGGGGGCGCCTACAGGGTATGGGCAGCAGGCCCAGTATTTGGTGGAGCGTTTGGTACGTCATGGAATAAAAACTGCATCATTGTCTAACTATGGGCTTGAGGGCTCGGTGGGTTCTTTGCGGGTGAAGCATGGTGAGGTTGCCCATTATCCTCGGGGTGTTGCACCGTATTCGCAGGATGTGTTGACGCCGTGGCATGAGGCACACCGCACACATTACGACCGCACCCTAAAACATGCCCTCATGACTTTGTATGATGTGTGGGTTTATAACGCTTGGCAGGGTGATGCGCCTATCATTTCGTGGGTGCCGTTGGATCATGTGACGATGCCGCCTGGGGTGGCTGAGTGGTTGCGTCGTGACCAGGTGACACCTGTGGCTATGTCGCCGTTTGGGCAGAGACAGTTGGCGGGTGCCGATATTGATTCGGTGTATATTCCGCATGGTGTTGATACGAAAGTGTTTCAGCGTACGAGCAAGGTTGATGGGGTTTCGGGGCGCGACTTTTTGGGTGTCCCTGACGACACTTTTTTGGTGTCGATGGTGGCAGCGAATAAGGCTGATGGGCGTGTGCACCGGAAAGCTTTTGGGGAAAACTTTTTAGCGTTTGCAATGTTT